ATCATCATTATTTCAAGACATTTATGACAACTCGAAACACAATAAAACACAACTTGAAATGTTGGTAAAAGAAGTTACGGGTTTTATCAAGGATGGGGACATGGCTATTCAGTTAATTCCTATGATAAAAGAGTATTTAGAAATAAATGTAAAGAATGATGAACAACTAATTAAGTTAGCTACAATCGTACAACGATTAATTTCTGCTGAAGCCAAAGGTGGTGCAGAAGCAGAGTTCGGTTTATCAGACAAAGAGAAAGAACAACTACTCAAAAGTATAGATGATGTGGTTGTTGATATACAAAAAAAATCAGACGAAATCACAGACGATATTCAAACAGTTAAGGATAATTAATGGCTTATTGGGGCAAAAATGAAGATGCCGGCACAACTGAAAAACGACCTAAGAATACAAGTCAAGAAAATTCTTCAGGTGGTATTTTAACAAAAAGTGCAGTTAAACAATTAATAAAAAGCACAATTCCAAATTTTAAAGAAAATTTATTTTATGAATTGGAAATGGCAGAAGTTATAAATGTTTTATTAAATGAAGAAGATTTACCAGATTTAGCAGATGGAAGTGGAAAAGATTATTCATTATTAGGTTCTATAACCGCAAGAATGATTAAAAGTGAAAAAGATGCACCTATACAAAACACCTCACCTATCAAGTCATTAGAACCACGAGAACATTTATATCCAATCAGAGGAGAATATGTTGTTGTGGTTACCTATAACAAAGAACGATATTATATAAATGGTATTAATTTATATGGTAATGTAAATAGTAATGTAAGTCCAGGATTAAGTGGATATAGACCAGATGAACTCATAGAAGAAGATTTTGTTTATGAACACTTCGAAATAAACAATGAAGTACGAAGATTATGGCCATATCAAGGTGATAGTATTTATCAAGGAAGATGGGGTAACACAATAAGATTTGGTAGTAACATAATACCGAACTCTCATGGTGATGAAGAATCCAAACCTGATTCACCAAATATTTTAATTCGAGCAGGTCAACTAATTGATGCCGATGATTTTAATAAAAGTGGTGAAGTTACAGACTTACAAAATTCACCAAAAAAACCTGTTAAAGAAGATATTAATTCTGATGGTTCTTCTGTATGGTTAACGACAGACCAATCTGTTAATCTCGATATAACCAATACAAATGCGTTAAGTCATAGATATATGTCATCCGACCAAGACGATGACCAACCAAAAGAGGGTGGTAAACAAATTGTTATTAATTCAGATAGAATAACTTTCAATAGTAAGAAAGGTAGAATACTTGGGTTTAGTAATAATGGTATTGGATTTTCTACACAAAAAAGTTTTACAGTAGATGCGGATGATGGAGTTGCTATGAATTCGGGCGGAGGAACTTCTATGGCTATGGTATCAGGTGGAATAAGTTTAATTACACCAGGAAATTCACGACTTGATTTGGGTGGTGGTGAATCAGGAAAGGCAGATAAAATTTATTTATCAAGTGAATGTCCATCTTTTTTAACACTTGATGATAAGGCACACTTAGAATCTTGTGATGGTGCAATAGTACATCTTGATGATTGTGCAGGAATGAAAGATAATCAAGGTTCGTTTATAAGAATAGGTGGTAAGGCACAAGGTGTGACAGGATATGTAAAAGAAAGAGATGATATGGGACAACAACATCTTGTTTATGGTGAGGCATTAACTGATATATTAGATGAACTTATTACATCTATTCTTAATATAACAGCAATTCCTACAGGAGCGGGGCCAAGTGGACCTATTAGTGCAACACCATCAGTTGCCGATTTTGAATCTATTCGTGCAAAACTTTGTGATTTATTAATGAAACCAAATTAATTATGTTAGATAAAAATAAATTAAGAAAGAATCTTATAAAAAATTTTACGGATGTTAGAGGAGATGTAAAATCTCAAAAAGATAGTGCTGAAGGATTTGCTAAAGCTATTGTAGATTATGCAAAAGATGCTGAAGTACAGATTACTGTATCTTTCGTTTCAGCATCAGGAGTAACAGATCTATCAGTAATTGGTAAAAAGATAAAAGTTAATGGGGCCACATTAACACCAGGAAAAACAGCTATGGTAACTCAGATTATGTCAAGTTTTAAATTAATGGATCCGTCTATGAGTTTGATTACCGCAAGTATTGCAACATTTGCCGCACTAATGACAACTTTTAGTGATACAATTAAAACTATAAATGCAGTTGGTACAACCGTAATGTCGGCACCACCACCATCTACTAAAAAAGGTATGGATGGTGGAACAATAGAACAAGTTTGTGATGTGATGGCAAAATCAATACACACATCATTTACAACAAGTATATTTACGGGAGCTGGAACTAATACTACAACACTAGCAGCAGGGACAGTTATCGGAAAATTAGTATAAAGATAAAAACAAAATATTTATTAGATAAGAATAGGAGTTTATAATGAAAAAACAAGAACTAATAAAAATAATCGAGTTGGTAGTTCGTAAGGAAGTTAAAAAACAGATGAATGAGATATTTATTAAAGATAATGATTCATCTTCACTTTCCGAATTAGTTTCAACACCTAAATCAAAACCAAAACAAGTTCAGAAGCCCCGAAAAGAGGTTCAATATACATCAAACGAGGCACTTAATAAAGTTCTGAATGAAACCGTTGGTGGAGTTCCACAAGGAGATGGTGGATATGAAACTATGGGTGGTGGAGTCTTTGATAGTAGTAAAATAAATCAAATTTTAGCAAGAGAAACAGGTTTAGGAGACACGGAATCTGTAAAGGAAAAGAAACGAGAAATAGCAGCAGTTGATTCTATAAAGAAGGCTGGTGTGAATGTTGACCAAGTACCTGACCATGTAACAAACGCTTTGACGAAAGATTATTCAGCAGTATTAAAGGCGATAGATAAGAAAAAGAACGGGCCTAATTTCCGTCCATAATGGAGTTAGTAAATGGGTAGAGCAAGAAGTTCCCTACAATTAGATATAGATCCTGATGTAACTATTGGGTTGGGATTACCGATGAAACATGATGAAAATGATGGTTTTTTTCCTGGTAATCAAACTACCCTTTCACAAACTGGAAGTAATATCAGAAATCTTTTATTGACTAACAAAGGTGAAAGAGTAGGACAACCTACTTTTGGTGCAGATTTAATGAAAGTGTTATTCGAACCTATGAGTGATGAATTAATATCGGAAGTCGAACAAGTTATTGCAGAAGCTATGTCACAATGGTTACCTCATGTTCTTGTTAAAAAGTTAGAAGTAAATCCAAATGATATAGAACCAAATCAGTTGGATATAGATTTACAATTTGCATTAAAAATGAGTCCAACGGTTCATGATAGTATAACCCTAAGTTTTCTTACGGGTACATAATTAGTGGAGAAAGAGAATGGCTAATAGAGTCCAAAAGGATGTAAGATATTTAAATAAAGACTTTGGTGCTTTTAGAGAAGGACTGATAGAGTTTGCTAAAACTTATTATCCAAATACATATAATGATTTTAATGAATCATCACCAGGTATGATGTTTATAGAAATGGCATCTTATGTAGGTGATGTCCTTTCATATTATGTGGATAGTCAATTCAAAGAAATGTTATTAGCATATGCTGAAGATAGGAAAACAATTTATGAAATGGCACAAGTTTATGGATATAAACCAAAAGTTACTCGACCATCATTTACTACTGCAGATGTTTTCCAAACCGTACCAGCAACAGGAACAGGTACAAGTGTTAAACCAAACATGGATTATGCTCTTACCGTAAATGAAAACACACAAGTTACTGCAACCAACGGAACAATATTTAGAACATTAGAAGATGTTAATTTTAAATTTTCAAGTTCTTTTGACCCGTTAACTATTGAAGTATTTGAAGTAAATTCTACTAACAATGTACCATCACTTTATCTTCTAAAAAAATCAGTGAAGTTAGGTAGTGGAACAGTAACAACAGAGACTTTTGATTTTGGTTCTGCAGAATCATACCCAAGAATAAAATTATCTAAACCAAATATTATAGAAATAATATCAGTAACAGATAGTGATAGTAACAAGTGGTACGAAGTTCCATATTTAGCACAAGATACCACTTTTATTAATCAAGAAAATAATGCAACAAATGATCCTGATTTGGCACAATATAACGATACAGTACCGTATATTTTAAAATTAAAGAAAACACCAAGAAGATTTGTTACTTTTATAAATCAAGATGGTACAACAGAATTAAGATTTGGTAGTGGAATATCTGATAGTCCCGATGAAGAAATAGTACCAAACCCAAGTTCAGTTGGTTCTTCTTTACCAGGTAGTCCGTCCAAACTTGATACATATTTTGATCCTGCAAACTTTTTGAAAACTGAAGCATATGGTCAAGCACCAGCAAATACCACCCTTACTATAAAATATGCATATGGTGGTGGTATAACAGATAATGTAGCAGCAAATAGTATAAATAATATATCAGAAATAAGTTATACTATAGACGAAACAAGTTTAAATGCCGCTACCGTTTTGACGACTAAAGAATCAGTAGCTATTACAAACCCACAACCAGCAACTGGTGGTAAATCCGCAGAATCAGCCGATGAGGTTAAAATGAACGCATTG